TGTGCCTTTAGAGGCACAACCGGGAAATTATCCCGGTTGGCCCCGTCGCAGGAGTTATTGATCTGGTTTGTGGACATTTCCGCGGGCCTTGACTTGTTCTTTGGCTTGGCGGAGATAGCCTCTCCGCCGTCAGCCTTGGGAAACCGCTTGGCGGTTTCCCACTTTTTCAGCTCTTCCCATGATGGGACTTTGCCCTCATGGGACTTTACGTAACTTCTAAATCGGGACAATGTTGTCCCGATTATCTGCGCTCCCTTTAGTTGGGGAAAAGTTTTTCCCCAGCTGAAGTTACCGCCTGGCTGCAGGCGGTAACTTTCAAGCGACACAACCTGGTAGGATTCGAGTAGTAATATTTGCTCACGTTCCATCTTCTGGCCAGCACTGGCCAGAAGATGGACTGCCGCTGTAATATCCATTTCATCCTCCTTGGCGCTGATTTTTTAACCAGTTATAAACTCAGCTACCATCCTAGCGCCATTGGATGGTAGCCTTTGACCCCGGATGGGGTCACAAAATTTGACCATGGAGTATTTCATCCCATGGATTTTTTCTGATCTAGATTTTTTTCACATAAAAAAATTCTTTTTCGGAGAGATTTCTCTCTCCGATTTCTTCCCACCATGCTGTTTCTTCAGCATGGTATCGCCGCATCACTTCGATAGCCCTTTTTAGGTTGTCGAATACTATAGAGCGAGGGAGCACGGTGCTCCCTTGCTTTTTTATCGTCACAGCCATTACCTGATAACTCATCTTTTTTCTCCTTTATGCCTCCCTGATAGGGGAGGCTATTTCTCTTTACATGACCCTATCCAGGGTCCTAAAAACCTCCTTGGTGCTGTTTCAACCTATGGGAGGTATTGGGGGTTATTTGTGAGCTATAAAATAGCTCACTCTTGCGAGGCAACAGGCCTCGCAAAGATGTAAATTCCTTTCAGCTATGTCCAGAAAAATAGTCTCTGTTCCGGGCACAGAGACTATTTCATTATTTTCGTACACTGCTAAAATGTAGTATTTCATCTCTTTCTCCTTATGCCTCCCCTATCAGGAGGCTATCTCTCATCATGGCCTCGCAGGCCGAAAAGCTCTCGAGGGAGTATTTCATCCCTCGAGAGCGGAAGCTCTCTAAGCCATGGTGGCCTCGAGAGCTTCTATAAATTTCGCTACTTCAGTTTCCGATGGCTCTCGACGTGAGCCGTCAGAAACTCCCCATGCTCGCCACATGGGGGTAAGGCCGAAAACTCGCTGATCCCGATGTTCAATTAGAACATCGGGATCAAAATCGTCCTTACCGCACTTGGCGGTAAGGACATTTTCTATAACTGTGGGATCAGCGTCTGTGACGCTGATCCCAATTAATTGTGAAAATGACCACTGTGTTACTTTCATTTTACTCTCTCCATTCCCTCCCATCTAGGGAGGGCAAAAGGACAAAAATCAAAAATGGCCATCTAGGCGACTAGCCTCATGATGACCCTCGACCTCAATAGCCTCGGTTAGAGGCTCTATCTCTCCCCACCACATCCATGATGGGGTTATTTTTCATGCCCCTAGTTAGGGGGCTATTTTTTCTTTTTACTCGCTTCCGGCCTAGGTTCCCTCGTTCCTCCCCGTCCTAGCAGTCGGTAAAAACCGTGCTTGTCCGGGGGTGGGAGGGAGGCTTGCCTTTTCAAAGAACCGAGGGACTGTTTCCCTCACCAGATGATCTAGATATACTCCCCCTTGACCAGAAGGTCAAGGGGTTATTTGCCCCCATGAAGGGGCATCGTGGCCCTGTCCACCGTGCCATGGTCTGATCCACAATAGGACCATCAAGGGGGCGTATCGCCCTTGACCATGGCACGATCACACGTGCCCTCCCTCAGAAGGGACTTTCGTCCCTGGGGTAGCGCGCGAATTTTTTCAAAGAACTTTCTCGTCTCTCCATAGATAGCCTGGGACTGGCTGGCCGTCAATGGCTTATCTTTGACCACATAGTAAAAAGATAAGCCATTGATTTCAAGGGCTTAGAGTATTTCTGAGTTTCGCTGGCTTAGCCACTAGGTTATCTCCCATCTTGGCATAGCCCTTGCTACGCGCGGAGGGCGTGATCATCTAGATCTGATTTAGATGATCACGCCCTGGCCTAGGGGAGGATGAAGCCCTGAGGGATACTCGGTCTAGGCATGAGCCCATGGAGTATCTGTGGCACGAGCTAGGGCCCATGCTCGGCCTATCTGGCGATGGGTCCTAGCTGCTCCTGGTCTATTAAATACTGCCCGCCACAACGCTTTTCCTCCCTAACACCCCGGTTGGATAGAAGGCAACTCCTGCAGCTCGTCTCAGGGCGGAAGTCCCCCTAGGGCCAAAAGTAGACCCACCATCATCAGATGGCGTTTGAACGCCAACCATCATAAGGGGATAACAACAATCAGAAAGGCTATCTTTCACCTTGGTCATTTAGGAGAATATACCTAAAAATAGTGGTAAGTCGTTTCATGGCGTTCAAACGCCATATGTTATTATATCCCAGAAACAGCAAAAATAGCCTAGAAACGTCACGCATTAGTTGATTGAGTATTTTTTGGAGAGCTCGTGCGCTCGAGGGCTGGAAAAATACTCGGACGGCATCGATCGCGATCCCAGATCTACTGCCCACTATGGTGAAAATGACGGGGCTTATTGCAGCTGGTCTATGGTCTATTTGCCACACAAACAGTTTATCACGCAAATAGTGCACCATGTCGATGGTCTATTTGTCAACAATCTGATAGTGCATCACGACAGTATTTTGAGTCTACCATGGGGCTATTTATCATCAATCTGATAGTGCACCACCGATATATACACCCATGATTTTGTTGCACTTTCAGCAATTGCTGGATTGAAAGATATCCCATTGACACTATCAGGATTTCCGAATGTCATTCTAGGAAACCTAAAAGTTAGTTATTCCCTTTTTTATATGTTGGAATTGAGGTTGCTTACCTGCTTCAGGCGGTGATCTGGGGCATACTTTGATATTTTTAGGTATTTTCTTTCTAGTAGCTGATAATTATGTGAGCGAGGGCAATCCGGGGCATACTTTGATATTTTTAGTAATTTTTATAGAGCTAGTGCAAGTATAATTACACGGAGGGTCACTAGGTGTTAGGGGTCTGAGTCTAGTCGTCTAGTTACTACTGGTGATAGTCTTATTACCTTAGGGAAGTTATGTCAAAATACCTTTTTATGCGCAAGGTCAAGGTCTATCTTGCCGCTAAAATTGGGGGTATTTTTAGACTTTTTCGAGAGTATCTTTAATAAGGCCAGTCCCATTACAGTGGGGGCAGGGAATCAAGTGTTTCTGCTTCTGGAGTTTATTGGCAAAAGATCTACCTGACCCGAGGCCGTATTCACATTCCTCACATATAATATCGTCGTCCACATGAAGTAAATCACAGTCATCGGTTAGGTCCATAAAATCAGAGTTGAGTATTACTCGCCCGCCACACTTTGGGCAGGAGGGCCACTCATTATCCGTTGGCTGGTATTTAGTGTGCTTACGTAGACAGCCCATCTATGCCTCCTTTATTAATTTCATACCCGATGGATATCATGCCGCAGCGAGAGGCGGCCTGCACTAAAGCCCCTGAGCCAGCAAATGGATCTAACATTACGCCACCAGCTACCGCATATGGTGATACCATCCAATCTGCGACTGCTGGAGGTAACTCTGCCCGCCGACCTACTTTTATTGGCTCGACCAGAATATGATCTAAATACCCGCTTGGCGGAAGTATTTGTGACTTGCCCTTACGGAGGGCAACTATATTTACTGACGCCCACTGCCAGCCGGTTGTCTTTACTTTAGTTCTCGTTTTGGGTTTACACCAGGTGGCAATTCTAACGGGCTCCACTAATCCTCGGACCGACTCCACCATATAGATAGTGCTGCGCCAAGAGGCAGCGCACATAATTAACATCCACCCGCCCTTTTTTAGCCGCCTGGCGCTTTCTCTAAGTACTGTAGCGACCGTGGCGGTGATGGCGTGCTCGTCACCAGTTCCTCCAAAAGCATAGGGAGGGTCCGTGGCAATAAGATCTGGATGGGGATTATACTCCTCCAATAGATCTAGAGCGTGGCCGTAAATAAGTTGAATTGTCATTGGCGTATACTCGGCCAGTATTTTACCGCAGAGTAAATATCTCGTTCTTCTTTTGAGGTAAGGTCCTGCCAGATGCGGGTTATTCGTGGATGTCGTCTGGACTGACATTCGTCCACGGCTAACCGTTGAAATTCTTCAACGCCCTCCCAGTCTTCAATTATCCAGAGCTCCTCGGCGTGCCCGGTGATTTCCACGCTCTGAGGAACAATACCTTTGGGCCCGTCGTCACAGTATAAAACGTAAAACATTAAACCTCCGTGCAGCCTTCGACGTGGTAACTTATTTTTACTCTCGGCAGGATATAAACGTTCCAGAAAATATCCGCCGTTATGTCATGTGTGACCATTATATACGGCTCAAGTTCTTTAGCTTGAAGCTGGGTGAAGTGTTTATTGGCAGCTGCCTCTGCTGCCTCAGAGGGTGACCGCGCCCAAACTTTTAACCCCACGCCTTCATTGATCGTACACCAAAATGGCCGGCAATCACATGCTGAGGTTACTGCATGAGTGCCACAGCGGGTACAACACAACATCTCTTACCTCGTAGAGCCTTAGAGCTATTTCTCTTTCTTTTTCTTTTCCCTGAGACGGCGGTCAACTGTGGATAAAGAGCAGCCCAGCTGCTCAGCAATTTTTATACGGGTTAGCCCTTCGGCTCGGAGGCGCCAAACGTCTTCTGCATCAGGGCAGCCATAGTCTATATAACAATTTTCCCTCCTAAGCAGCGCTTTGATACCTGACTGACTTGCTTTATATTTTTCTGCTAGCTCCAGAGTTGTTAGGCCTTTATACCTATCATTTTGGATCTCACCTATAGGAAGCCGTGTCTTTTTTCTTTTTCTTTGGTGCTCCTGCCCATCGACTTTTTGAAAAACTCGTTGAACGCTCTGTACCCAGACCCCCAGCTTTTTGGCAATTTTTGTGGCGTCTAACCCTTTCGCCCGAAGGGCTAGCGCTTTCTCAACATCAATGGGCTTACGCTCGCCCCCTCGGTGCCGATGGCCTATCCCATGCTGTCGGAAAATGCGGTACACCGTGCTAAGTCCACAGGCATATTTTTCAGCAAGCTGCGGAGCCGTGAGTTTTTCTGCATCCTCCGCTAACCTTTTTTCATCGGCCTCGCTCATCAGTCTTGTTCTATTCATCAGTTTATTTCTCCATCCTTAGTTATGGTGGGGTTGCAGCTGCAGAATCCGCCACATACCATCGGGCAGCCCTTTTCATGCTTTACAGTAATATCGTCGTCGTTGGTAAGGACGCCTGCTAACATGAGCCTCGCTACCTTGCGGATCCATGCATGAGGGGACAGTTGGTCAGTCAAAGGCTGAATGGTAAGATCTGTAACTAATGGTGACACGGCTATTCTCCTGATAGTTTTTGGCGGGGATTTATTCGGCCGCCTTCTATCCTAGAAGATAGATCGACCGTTGATAGTTGTCAAGACTTTCTGGAAGGTAGACCAAGACGACTTACACAACAGTCCTTGAATTTCTTTCCCGACTCACAGAGGGGGCACGGCCGATTACGACTTAGTAGGATACGTGGCGCGTCCTTATTCTCTTTATGGACTAAATAAGCTTTACCTTTATCTATGTTAATCAGCCAGGGAGAGCGCTGCTGTTGCAGGCTCTTTGTGAGGGCATCCATAGCCTCGGGGGGCACGCGGGACAGGTCGATATCTGGGTTCATTTATCACTTCCTTATTTACAGTGGTTGACATAGGTACCTTGGTCAGCTATTGTAGGACAAGTAGGAGAAAAACGCACGTCAGCTTTAGAAAGGGCGGCTAATTTCAGAATGGCTACACCGAACTGGTATCATCGAGTCCCTGTGGATATCGACATGTCCTTAGATCCGGAGATCCGGCTTATGGCTCAGGTGATCGAAGAGGCCTTTGACGCAGATCGGGAGGAGCTGGATTTACGTCAGCGCCTCAAGATTATGATAGAGGCGAGTCGGACCGCAATACAAGGCAAGAAGGATCGTGCGGGTCAGTTCACCGTCGAGCGGCTGGGCTCCTTCCTCTACAAGTTGACTATGGCTTTACGAATGCACATCAAGGATCCTAAGGTCATTAAAGAGATATCTACGTCCGTTGCCCTCCTTCTGAAGGAATACGAATTGCCAGTGCTGATTTCGACGGTATCTAATGAGAAAACCTAAGACAGCAGAGGAAGTCTTTAGCCAGTTTTCACAGTGGCTAGACACCTCAACAGAGTTAGAAGAGAAGGTTCCTGTCGAGCAGTGGCTTGAGGATCCTTATTACTCTGGATATCTCGCTAGCTCCCTGTGGCCTGGGGTAAAAGAGGACATTACCCGGATCGTTAACCACAAGCCGCACCCTAAGATTATCGTTATAAAAGGTGGCACAGGTACCGGAAAGACAGCAACCTTTGAGGGTTTGTGCTGTTACAGAGCTTATGACCGCCTTCGCTATGCCTCTCCCCCCCGTTCTTTTGGTTTACCTGAGACCTCTACTATCGTAATCGGGTTTTTCTCATCCAAACTGTCCAAAGCAAAGGACGTGGGATATCAGAGGTTACGTCGAAACATAATGTCCTCCCCCTGGTTTAGAGAGAAGCATCCACCTAATGATCGCATCAATAATAAACTAGTTTTTGGTGCTACTGGCTCGTTTGTTATTACTCCGCTTCCTTCTACTGTTGATGCTGCCATCAGTGAGGATTTTTGGCAGGCTTACTTTGATGAGGTCAATTTCTGGGGTGGTAAGGACGTAGACTCGGTGGACGACGTGGTGGCTGAGGCCATTCGTCGTATGAAGTCCAGAATAGGTATCGAGGACTGCTACCAAGTAGTGCTGGCGTCCTCTGCTACGACTTGGAATAGTTATACCGAAAGGATGGCCGCTGAGGCCGACCTTGTAATTGATAGGACGCGCTGGAGTATCCGTAAGCAATCGGCCAAGTATTGGTTCTTTATTGATGTAGGCACAAAGAGTGTGCAGCCAAAGATCGTCAGTAAGCTGGACGAGAATGTTCCCGGCCACGAGCGCGTATTACTCGTTCCTCAGAGGATGCGAGAAACTATTCTTCCTAGAGTTAAAGGCCATCGTATTGTCTCTGTGCCAAATATTCAAGAACCTGACAAGCTCTCCTATCTTGAAGAAGCACAGGGAGACATTAAGGGTTTTTTACAGGATTGGGTAGGTATCGCCGTATCTGATCAGCTCCGTCTCTATGGCCCCTGGATCAATCGTTATCCCTGCCGAGACAGTCTTAATCCCGAAGAGCTCCGCCTGGGGAAAGACAAAACCCCAGAGATGAAGCTTCTGCCAGATGAAAACCCTCGTGTTCTTCACGTAGATCTAGGTTTAGGTAAGACTACCGAGAAACGGACTGGGGACTGGGCCTCTATTGCCTGCGGTTTTCCAAGAGGGGTGGAGATGCAGGAGACGGCTGACGGAGTTATGGAGAAAATCCCCCTCGTTGCCTTGGATTTTGCCATCAGAATGCGAGCAGAGATGCGCGGTGAAGAGCTGGAACTTGATCGAGTCATGGAGGTGATTTATCAGGTTGCCCAGGAGCGTCAGGTCCATATAGTAACGTTTGACGGTTTTCAATCGGCGTACATGATTCAACTGTGTAGTAAGAATGGTGTCCGGGCAGAACGGCAGTCTGTTGATCGGACAGGCGATGCGCACAATTATTTGCGCCAGTTGTTTGCCACCAGTCGAATGGACGTTCCGTACTGTCCAGTTCTTTTGAATGAGTTGTTTAATTTAGTTATTAATCCCGGCACTGGGAAGGTAGATCACCCCAAAGTGGATGATGAGGGTAAACCAGGTACCAAAGATCTGGCGGATACAACGGCTGGGGTGGCCTGGACCTGTCATAACGAGCTGGGAGAGATAGAGATTATGGAACCGGAGGTGGAGCTTGAGTGCCTCGTCTTTTCGGTGCCTAACGTGCCGGTATCGAAAACCCGATGACTGCGCCCGCACCTATTGTTCCCCACCAGACTTCACTGGCTGGGAGAGGCCACCTTGGTTAAGCCCTTTTGTGGCGACGCTGTGTGCCCAATGTGGAGGACCCAGAGAGGTTCCCTCTAAGGAGTTGTGCTATGGATGTCGAGGCAGTGTTGGTGGGGGAGCAGACCCCTACCGAGCGGATTAGTGGCTCTCGTCAACTTCAAGATCCGTTTGATGAATTATATAAGGGCGGGCTTGTTATGGAGCCTGCCTTTGATATCTATCTCTGGGCAGATATGGTGCTGTACTCAACGCGATATAGCCAGCTCGCCCGCACATATGCCAGAAACGTGGCTGGTCAGGGCTGGAAAATTATGTCGACTATCCAGCTGGATAAAAAAACTCCAGAGAGCCTTAAACGAGAAGTGCGTCGGGAGGTTGAGTTATTAAAAGACTTTTACGGACACCCCCACATGCGTGTTCAGTCTAAGCTCTTCGTGGAAGAATCCCTCCCTGAGATACTCGTTAAGATGTGGATTGATCACGACACTATTGGTAATGGATACCTCGAGGTGCAGCGAGATATGAAGGGGTCGCCTAATGGCCTCTGGCATCTACCTGGTATTACCATGCGCTTACGCTCAGATCTTCAAGGATTTGTGCAGCGTTCTCTTGGTCAGAACGATTACGTCTACTTCAAGCGTTATGGTGATCCGAGAATTATGGACTGCCGCAGCGGAGAGTTTGTAAGTGGACGTAAACTTAAATCACTTAAACTTGGTGACCATGCCAGCGAGGTGATTCATTTCGCTGATTATAACCCTACAGGGACCTATTATGGCTACCCCAAAATATTCGCCTCGGAGTGTGCAGTAGCTGGTAATAGGGCTGCTGCTCAACGAAACGTGGCGTTTTTCAAAAATGACGCCGTACCTCGAATGGCCGTTATCATCTCGGGTGGCGGTTATTTGAATCAAGCAAGTGTTGATCGCCTAACTGAGATTTTCTCTGCCTCGGCTAAAGGTTCAGCACTAAGCCATCGAGTCGTTGTTCTGCAGGCGAAGGCTGGTCAGGCGGTTGGAAAACCCCCCACTATTACTTTGGAGCCTCTGACGGTAGGGTCAACAGACGACGCTTCGTTTACTAAATATACTGACGCCAATAATCAGGAGTTGAGGGAGGCGTTTGGTTTATCTGAACTTCACTTAGGTACAGAAGGAAGCGCTAACCGTGCTAGTGCGGCTATTCTTTTGCGATTGGTTAGCCAGCAAGAGTTTGGCCCGTCTATTCAGTCTCTTGAGCACAGAATCAATTCTACTATTACACGAGACTTGGGTGCGCAGCATGCGGTTCTAGAACTTATTCGACCCAAGGTAACTGACCCATTAGATGACGCCAAGATCCTCCAGAGGATGATGCCCGGTGGCGCTTTAAGCCCGCTGGATCTTAGACGCTGGCTGGAAAAAACGCTGGGCTTTGACATGCCTCCCTATGAGGGTGAGGCCTGGGCCTCTGTGCCCTTCAGTCTGTTGCAAACTCTGATTCGTACTAAAGCTGTCCAGCTGGGCCCGCAACTTGTTGAGGATGTTAATAGTTCGTTGCAGGAACTAACGCAATTCTTAGAGGACGCGGAGGATCGAGCTGATGATTTGGAAGGCTAGCTCAGACTTGGCGCGGTATCACGCCGTGCTGCACACAATTTATGGGCGGCTGCAGCAGGGCCTTAAGCAGGCTGACTGGACTGAAGAAAAGATCAAGCGTGAGCATGAGAAAACGGCCGCTGCCCTCCTGCGCCAAGGAGTTAAACACGAGTCGCCTATTGAGACGGGCCGGCCAGATAAGAGCAGCCATACTCGCTTTGATATAGAGGGGTTGAACGACAGCGAGCTTTTGCATCTACATTCAAATCTTCATAGCCTCTACTCTAAATTGTCCGCTGGTCTAGTGGGTACAGGGTGGACGATCGATCAGCTGATCACCGAGCATGATGATGTGGTGGCGCAGATGACCGGCCGAGGCATGGAGCACGAGTCACCGATGGAGTAGTTATGAGAGGAATAATCTTACCTCAGTCGATAATAGACGCTATTTTAGACGGGCAGCCCTTGCTACCTTTTCATAAAGATCTAGAGCCCGGAGTTTATGGCCTGATTAACGAGGGGGTTGTACGGGCTGAGGTTGAGTTAGGCCCAGGGCGTCAGCTCTCCAAGAGTCAGATAAAAAAGCTCAAAGCAGAGGTTGGTCTGACTGACGAGATTTTTAAGGGTCGGTCTATCTTTGTCTATGCCATTAAAGCTGCCAGCGGTCTGGAAGATCAGTTAGTGGCAAGTCAGGGGGCTGGCGATTTAGTCGATTATATGGCCTATGCCCCTCAGCATGCCGCGCTATTCGTAGATTTAGACGGAACGCTTCGTCGTTCAACGGGTGATCTACCTTTTCCTCGTTCTGCCAGCGAGGTCCAGATACTGCCTGGGGTAGCAGCGGCCCTTAAATTTTGGCGAGACCGTGGATATGCCCTCTTGGGCGTGACCAATCAGTCAGGTATTGCCCTGGGGACCATAACCGAGGAGCAGTTTTGGGACGGCTATCGGGCTATGCAGGAGCAGTTAGGCGCGGGCGCTCTTGATGATGTAAGAGTTGCCACGGGGGATGTTCATTCTTTAGAGCGAAAACCTCATCCTACTCTTGGTTGGGAGTTGGCAGAGCAGTACCAGATCTCATTGGTACATTCGTTCTTTGCAGGTGATAAAGATACTGATGCGTGGTTTGCTGAAAATTTAGGTTTAGAGTTTATTCCAGCTAGAAATATAACAGCTTTTGAGCCCCCTCTTGTAGAACTTCCGTTGGTTCCTTTTACAAGAAAACTGGCTAAGTTCCAACGCGATGAGGATCTGACTAAACTCTCCATGGAGGATCTGGTTGGAGCACATTTTTATGCCCACTCAGCACATAATCGCCTGGCTTCGGGGGAATGTTTCGGTGACTGGAGCTCTGAAGATATAGAAGGTTACCACGATAAGGTGGCGGCGGAGTTCGAGCGACGGCAAATCAAGCATACTTCGCCACTTAAAGGGCTACCACTTCCAGCCTTTTACCTTCAGCAGCATATAGAGGCGCACACGCGATCTGACGAGACCCTTCATGCTAAGGCTGTTGAGGGGCTGCTCACACTAGGCTTAGAGCACCCAGGTGAAGACGTAGATAAATCGCTGGATCTTTTATGGGTGGAAAAGGGCGGCTTTTTGTCTATTGGCTCTTCGGGGGTGGAGATGTCTGAAGATGAGGTAGCCGTTGATCAAGTGCTCAACGCTTTTAGCGGAAAGCAGGCGCTGCTTCGCCGCCCTCTGGTATCTCTTACAGGCGGTGTGGTGAACAGAAAAACCACCAAGGGGGACGTGGACATTCATCTTAACTATAACGCCGATGAGCTGGGGGACCGTCTTGATTATCTTTTGAAGTGGCGCCTCCTACGAGCACTGCCTCCAGACATTGCGAAAAAGGTGCATTTTATACACGACGGTGAGGACCATGGCCCAATAGGTCCACACGTTCCGTTGTATTCGTTGGCTCTGGAGCCTATTCCCCCAGAGCAGATCCAGATGTCATTAAATAAGTCGGCCAGCCCCGGCGTGTTTTTTCGCATGGCTAAACCGCTCCGTCCTTCTAAGGAAAGCGAGGCTCAGACCATGGATTCCTTCGTCCAATACTTTCAAGGAAAACAAGGCCCCTGGGAAATAACCAAAAAATATGACGGCGTTCATGGGCAAATACACGTAGGGAAAAAAATATACACCGAAGAGGGCCGGGACATCACTGCCAAGCTTCCTAGTATAATGAAGACATTTGAGGATGTGTTTCCTGGAGCCATTTTAGATGTAGAGATTGAGATGTGGACGGGTCGGACTCATCTTCCTCGGGTTCAGGTTGCTGGCTATCTTTCCTCCAAAGCGGTCGATGATAGTCGGGTGGTGGTTACAGTTTTTGATATTATGCATGACGGCCAAAAAGATGTGACGGGACTTCCCCTATCAGATCGGCGACAAATCCTTGCAACCCGCCCTTGGCCTCAGTCTACCATGGGCATCCCCTCTGCAGGAGTTAACCTTGCTCCTGTTATTAATGTATCTGGCGCAGAGGAACTAGGGAAGAACACAAAACAAATTAGCCGTATGCCAGGCTCCGAGGGCGTTGTAGCTAAACTAATGTCCTCAGTTTTCCCGGAGGGAAACGAAACGAATGACTGGGTTAAATACCATAAGGCAGCTTGGGTAACGGCCGTGGTTATTGAGGCCATACCCACTAAAAATGGCGCCTTTACGCATCGTTATGGTTTAGTTCGCGGCGGCAAGAAGATGATGAATCAGCCTGTTAAAGCAGGGGCTTATTCGGTTTATGAACTTGGTCGTACTTTTGCCTCTAAAGAGAAAATGACCCCAGGCAGTCTATTCACGCTGGAGTTTGAGACGCTTAATTACGTAGAGACTGACCAGGGTGTGGAGGCCAGTCTCTGGGCCCCACGGCCTGTAAAAAATATTGCGCCTAAGGATGCGCCGGACAGTGTAGGCGCAGCAATGAAAATAGCTGAGTCAATCGGTGTATTGTCAGGTGGCTCTGCAGAAGATCGAGCAGATCTTGATCTGGCGCTAACTCCTGCCCTCAAGAGTTTACCCCAAATATCCAGTGGCTCTTACCTTCAGTTATCAGATGAGATTTTCTCCCTGGCCCCCGCCGTTGATGCTGTGGCGTTATGTCAAAGCTTTAAAGATGCTGGCGCTATCTGTGAGCTTCCCGTAGGTAAATCGGATGGTATAACCAGCAGCTCTTTTCCAGAGGGCGCAGCACTTCAGCCGAGTCAAGGGTATCAAGAAAATGAAGAGCCTTCGCAATGGGTGTCAGACTGGCTAAAAGAGCACGGTGTAGCCGATAACAAGCTTCCGCGTTCAAAGGCTGACGAGACGGACCTTTATCTTAGTAATCCCTCTGATGATAAGGTTTACCGCTACGTTATTCAGCGGCATTTTAGGGGAAAAACTGAGCACATGGACTTACGGATGGAGCACGGGCAAAACTATCTCATAGGTTGGACTATAGCTGACCTTATACAAGGTGCTATTGCTGAGCCTATTCTTACCCTTGACGCCGCCCGACGCGTTTCTCAGAATGCCTTTAAGGTAGACCTTGGCTCAGGTGAGTTTGTGACTCGACCCCCACAGCCTGGACATGACGAAGGGGTTCGGGCGGAAATCATTGCCCGTCGTAAAAAAGCCATTCCGCCGCATTGGCTAGAGTATGAGGGTGTGGTGCCCCCACGTAAAGAGGATCCAGACTCTCCTGGTGCCACCAAGGAGTACCCAGGCGTTTATCTTATCGCGGATAAAGGTGAGGCTTCATTCGGGGCGCAAAAAGCTGACTTTCATGAGTACTTTCTTACGGGAAAACTTCAGGGTCGACTCATCTTTAGGCAGTTAGCCACCGACGCTATTAAACGTATTGTGCCTGCCGCAGACGCTGATTTTCGTTCGGAGCTGGCCTGGCTTTGTATCCAACCCGAGGATCAGGAGCCTTATGTACTATCTGCTCGAGCGATAAATCAGAAATGGATGCCTCCCCAAGGTGTTTCTGCTCTTCCTCCATGGGTAAAAGAACGAGTGCCCGATGATCTTAGGTATTGGGAGGAAGCTAACCCTGAGAAGGCTCGTGAGATGCGGGACGCTCTTCGAGAGCAGAACCTTGAATTTACTAAGGGCCAGAAAGAACATGAATTTCGCTGGAGTGTACAGCGACAAATTTATCAGGGTTCGCTGTCTGTTCGTGAGGGGCCTACTTTAACGCAGTGGCACTTGTCGTTGCAGAACGGACGCAAAGAACACTTTGTGGGTGAAGGGCCTAACCCATTTAAATCCATTGAGGGCAGTCTCATATTGACAGATGACTACCCCTGGGACAAAATGTTCTTTGAGGGTGTAGCCCCTCCTGGTTCGGAGCTAAATGATACCAAGGAGACGCGATCGTTGATTAGACTTTGGGACCACGGGCACGGCGAGTGGATCGAGGACGGATCCGAGCATAAAAAAATCCGTCTCGATGGTGAGAGTATAAACGGGGTCTTTGACCTTGCTCGCACTGACGCCGGAACCTGGCGGATCAGGAGGGATAATGCCTGAACTTTTTTCAGCCCCCGATGTAGGTGCTTATGCGCACCTACAAACAGATGAACTTTTTCCTATAGCGCTACCTTACAGCGCCCAGATCACTAAGGCAGATGAGACAGAGGGGAGCTGGACCATCGAGGGCTACGTAGCTACCTCTGGGCTGGATCTGCAAGATGACATCATCACACCTCAGGGCCTTCAATCTGGGGCCAAGAGTTTAAGTTCTTCTCAGCGGTTGCTTTGGAATCACCAACCAAAATATCGGATAGGCACGATTTTGAAAGCCGTAGTCCGTGACAAAGGTATCTGGATCAAAGCAGTTCTAGATAAGGTGGCTCAAGTACCTGACGATGCTCGTCGCAATGACAAGGGTGAGGTCGATGACGTGCGCTACCCGTCAGTTAATACAATCTGGCAATGGGTAAAAGAGGGCATTGTTAGCCGGTTTTCTATTTCTGGTAATGGTTGGGTGAGTGGCAAAGTTTACGTCAAAAACCGCCTGGCTAATCTTCTAGCCCGCCTAGACCTTGGGGAAGGTTCTTTAGTCCCTTTGCCCGCTAATCCTGGAGCAGAGCTCACCAGTTGGTACGTGTCTAAACTCTTTAAGGCTAGTTATCAACCTAATGAGTCCTCAGTTCTCATTCCTGTAGACTTAGTCCGCTCGCAAGATCCTCGGTATGTTCTTGGTACGGCCACTGTTGGTGCGTTTACTGAGGACGTTATTGACGGAATGAGGCGAAGTCCGACCGTCTGTCAAAATTCTATGGATGAGCCAGTGGGGGTGGTGGAAGAGCAGGCTCTCATAGGTGATGATAAAATTTACGTTAAGGTCCGCTTGGCCTCAACGGCCCCCACTATCGAAAAGCTCGGTAAGCTTTTTATCCGGGGCAGCTTGCTCAAGGCCGGTGGAAAACCCATAGGATATTTACCCAAAGGGGTATGGTTTCTTACCAAGGAGCTAGATATGAACGAAGATCAGAAGAAGGCTCTTGAGGAGCAGATCAAGGCAAAGCAGGCCGAGCTCGATGCCCTCAAGGCTCAGTTTCTCCCTGCCGATAAACCCCCTGAGGTTAAGCCGGAGGACAAGGGCGCTGTAAAGCCGCCTGAGATCAAGCCTGAAGACAAAGGCGGGTGTATGCCTCCTGAGGTTAAGCCAGAAGATAAGGCAAATAAACCCGAGCCCAGCGTTCAGGCTGAGCCTCCTGTGCTGAATGAGGAAGAGGATGAGTATCCTGCACCTCCAGGTAAGGCAAATGATCCCATGAAGGCTCTGAAACGCGCTTTTAAGATCATTGCCCTGGCGCTCACCAAAAACGTGGCCGGTCTAGACCCCATTATCCGCAAGGGCATGCTCAGCACCGCCGAGGAACTGGTGCAGTCCTTTGGGAAGCTTGGGGCGCCGGTTCAGCAGGCCTTAGCGAAAAATCTTGTCAGGCCAGAGGATGGTCAGCCGGATGTGTTGAAGAGCATGAAGGAGCTTTTGGCTCCTTTGACTTCCCGTCTGGAAAGCCTCGCTCCCCTAGCTGCACAGGTTCAAGATCTGTCCAGTAAGGTAGATCGGTTTCAAAGTGTGCAGCGCGGTGACCCTGGCGTAGCTTCGCCCACACGTAAGTCGGATACCGTGGACTCCGAGGATGCGAGTAATCCCTGGTGTCACGATGGTTATATGTTTATCAACCCCACGGGTTTTCGTCCCCAGCGGGGCTAGAAAGAAAGGTAAAAGAGGATGGACAGGGATCTCGCAGCTCTGAAGGAACAAATCCTTCAGGAAGTTCGCAAGGCTGAGCCTGGCATTGCCAGCACCAGCTTCACTGTCACGGGCTCCTCCCTTCAGCCGGAGCAGCTCAAAGAGTACATGAAGATCATCCAGGACAACACCGCCACTCTGGGATCTATCCGAACGGAGCGTATGACTCGACTCCAACTGGACATCCCCAAAATGTTTATCGGCCCCCCGATGACCCGTGGCGTGACCGAGCAAGTTGACGTGGTAGCAGCTGGTGTTACCTACCGCCGAGCCCCGCTGTTTAGTGCCATTCGTCTGGATGTCACCGGGCAGAAGCTCATCACCTACTGTCCCATCTCGACAGAGGCCACGCAGGCCGCCATCGAGCAGGGTCCCCGCTTCCAGAAGGTTGTGGCCGAAGGCGCATTCCGAAAGAATGTTGATGACGTCGAGAATCTTGTCTGGAACGGTGACGCTGCTACTTATGCTGCAGTTAATACCGATGAGGGTACCTTGTTGAGGGTGCTCAACGGTATTGGTGTGCTAAGTCAGTCTTCCAGGATCGTGGACGCCGAGGGTTCTTCAGCGACTCAAGACGTTTTCCTCGCCATGATCAGGAGTCTCCCTGCACATTATATTAACCGGGATGACCTATTGTTTTGGATGAGCCCCTTTGTGGCTCTCGATTGGCAGGCTACTCTGGCCGAGCGCCAGACCGGTGGTGGTGATAAGGCTGTTGAGGGTGGCTGGATGGGCGCCCCCTTCGGTATTCCCATCTTCAAGAAGCCCGGTGGAACCTCTGTACGCTACGGCGTGCCTTATATCCCCACCAATCTGACTCTTTCTGTGTCCGTGGCGACTGCCGGGTCTGTGGCGGGTACCAGTATAGGGCCCTACAAGATCACGGCTGGAAGCAATGATGGCTATAGCCTGAACGTTGACGCCGCTGGTGTTGTGAGTGGCACTTTCTCTGCTGGTGTTCACGAGCCTTCTGTACTGGCTGAAGTGATCAATGCAGATCTGTTTACTACGTATGAGGCGCTTATACCTGGTAGTGGCGCTGCTTATACCCACTGCGCACGGGTAGATGCCTTCAATCACATACAGATTATAAGCCCCACTACTGGCGGCGCTTCTTCGGTACAGATCATTAACCCCGCTAATCCCTGTTGGGCAACTTTGGGCTTTACTGCTGCTACCTACAGCGGTGCCCTCGCTGGTGCTGGTTCCGTCAATGAGGGCAGCTATATTCTCCTGACCCCGGCTAAGAATATGGTCCTTGGAATTTACACCGGACCTAATGGTGGACAAGGTGCAGATGGGGTTCGGGTGTTTCAACGCTTCGAGCCTCAGTATGACACCACTGAGCTATTCATCTATAGCCAGGTGGACGTGCAGATTGAGAACCTGGATGCAATGGTTCGCGCTGAGGACGTCCGGGTTTCCACGCTGAGCCCGTAAACCAAAGCTAAGGGGGTGAGGAGTTTTTTATGTTTTACGTTAGCTTGAAGAATGCCATCAGCTTTCGTACTAAGGGTCCAGTCACTAGGACGCTGTATACTTTCCGAAAAGGAGTACGTACTCAAGTAGATCCTGCGGACGCCCCTTATTTTCTATCGCAGCCCAACCGCTTTGAGGTTTTCGAGGAAAAAACGCCTATGGCTTCAGCTGTCCGTAAAGTTCAGCCCATAGATCGTAAGACCGTCAAGGAGCTCACTCCCCCTAGGGGACCCAGTGTTCAGACCCTTAAGGCTCAGGGTGAGACTCGGCTGAAGATGTATGAGAAAAACGCTGAGTTTCGCGCTCGGCTGATTGCTAGTCGCGCTAGCTCCCCGGCCCTTAACGCAAAGAGCCCGGCAGAGGCCCTCAAGTTGGCTGAAGATCCTACCAACTTGGCGGCTTTGGGGTAAGAGATGTCACACCGTTCTCTTGCTGATGAGCGGTGGTATTCCACTCCGGCCTTGTTGCGTCTGATTAGGACGTATCCAGCTGGGGTGACTGATGCCATGCTCCGACAAACGATTGCTTGGCTATCTAAAAGGATAGACAAGATCACGGACCAATCATTCTGGCCCTTGACGGTGACGTTCGTTCGGCGAGGACGGTGTGGCTATGACGTTTACCACCCCCAGCAGCTCCCCATACTGAATATAACTTTAGTAGAGGAGGAGTTTAGCCGGGAGATGGCTCCTTACTATCCTTATGATCCTATCCTAGGTCAGAATTCAGGTTGGTCTACCCTTCCAAATGCTTTCTGGGAAGTCGGGGGGCGGTCTGTCTATTTGTCAGATCGTTTTTTCGGCCAGGGTTTTTTGAACCTTAAGGTCAGCGGGGTATTTGGCTGGGTGGAAAATAGCCGAGGTCTGGTAACTACCACAACCACGGTTGACGTAAAAACAAATGACACCACTATTACTGTGGCTGACGCCAGTACTTTTTTCGCACGGGATGTAATTGATTTAGCGGGACCTACGGGTTCAACGCCTTTGCGGGCTATTATCGAGTCAGTTAATTACACTACAAATAAATTTACTGTGGATGTCGTCTCAGACCCTATCACTGTACCATTAGGATCAACTGTTAGTACCTGGGGTCAAGTGCCTTCTGAGATTGAGAGAGTACTAGCCGTTTGGTCGTACAACATACTTTTAGCTCAACTTGGGCTCTCTTCTCCAATTCCTGTTGGTCGCCTCAAGAAAGAGTCCACGGACAGTTATTTTTATGAGCTCTATGGCCCCTCGGAAAACGCTTATACCGGGGATGTTACAGGTGATCCCCTCATGGACTCGATCCTGGACTCTTTTACAGCGCCGGCTAATGCAGGCATAGTATAAGGAACTAACATGCCCTTTCGTATGGTCACTCGGCCCTACCATAACACGCTGACCACTACTACAGACTGGCAGGAAGTCCGATGGGGGTTTCGGGCCACAAATTTAATTTTAATAAATGAGACGCCTGCCGTTGACGACGTTTACATTCGGATAGCCGACAACACCGACACGGGTATTTTGCTGGCTAGCGGGAAAAGCTCACGTCAACTGAGTAACCTTAGTTTCCCTATTGAGCGGATCCAGTATATGTCTGTCGCCGCTGGCGGGGCGACAGTTTATGTGGAGGCCTGGTGATGAAGATACGTTGGCTTCTGGCTCTATGCTGTACAATAATGGCTTATTTTTTTCTGCAGCCAAGTATTCGTTTAGTACAGGCCCAGTTCGATCCAGAGCTCCGGGCTAAAGAGTCCGCCAAATTTACGGCCGGCAACCTGGTTCGAGTTTATCTAGAGGGAGTAATAGGCGCACTGAGTTTAGGTGACGTTGGTATCACCTCTCCTATAGGGGCAGCTAATGGCGTTCAGGTAGAGATAGTTGACCCGGCCCCTACTGTGGCGGGCAGCTTCCCTGTCTCGTTAGAGGAGTTGGGGGCTGCGTTTCCAGCACTGCCAATTTCCGGCTCCCTCACTTCCGCGGGTTCCGTAACCGTCGCTGCCGCCCCTGCTGTCCCCATCTGCGACTGGTCCTGCATAACCTGTTGTGTTACTATGGACGAAAATGAGCAGGATCTTGCCCTCGCCGCGTCTGCCGACGATCTCTTCCTCGTGAGTAACTACGGCGCGGCTGTTTCTGTGCTCACTGGTGCAGCTCCCGATGCAACATGGGGCACCAATGTTGTAATGAGCGACCAGTTTGCGGCCTACCTTACCCTTGCCGATGCCGTGGTGAGCGGGGATACTGCGGTCGGAACCACGTCGCTGTTTTGCGCCATTCCATGCGTGAGGCAGTAGTATGAAACGCATCCTGAAACGCCTTGCCCTTATTGCGCCTCTCCTGCTGGCCGCACTGCTCGGTTTCGGCTATGGCAGTTTGCCTGCTGGGCCGAATATCAACATGGCTAGCACGGCACCGCGTCTGATCTTCTCCGACCCCACCGGCTCCGCCGCCACCTTCACCGCCTCCACGGCCCGCACCTGCCCCACGGGTGTCTCGCTGGCCGATGTGGGGGTGGATGTGCAGTGCTACGACCCGGTCACGGGGTGGTTACGGGCGGCCGATGCCGCCACGACGCGGGTAATCAACGGCACTATGGCGGGGGTAGTTGCCGGGACTCCGACCTCCTGGTCTCCCATTACGGGGCCCGTGGTTACGGCGGGCGGCTATCATGGCACGCTAAGCATTTGCTACACGGAAAACGCGACAGCGAATCAGGTCACCTACCAAAACGCAGGCACCCTTGCAGCTGTGCGTACCGTGTCCGGGTATGTCACCAAAACGAACGGTGTAGCTGGCAACATCCTGCTAGGGTATCATAACACGGGACCGGTACTGTGGACGTGGGCCCCAGGCGCCGGCAACGCCTCCTGGGCGAGAGTCAGCGATACCGATAGCTCGACGGGGAGCGCGATATTCCTTCCTCAGTTTGGAACACAGTTCGCGCTAGGAGGAATGGTTGCGTCTGGCTACTACTGCGCTGACGCTTTTCAATCTGAGGATTCGACCCTCTATCCGTCTCCCTACTGCAACGGCGCCGCGAATCCAACCACCTGCTCAGCCGAGCTAGCCACCTATGCCCTTTCCACCACCCAACTCCCTCCGAGCCGGGGCCGCCTCCGCATCAGTGTAAAACCCTTCTGGGCCGCCTCCGAGCCCGGAATCAGCCGCACCGTGCTGCATAACCTCGGAGCCGACGCGGTATCGGGTACAGCAGATGATCTCTGGCTCGACTATAACCAAGCCGCTTCGACGTGGCGATGGCGGGCAGGAGGCCAGACGATATCCTCCGCCGTGTCCGCCCACGCGAGGGAGACCACCATCGCAATGGAGGTGACCTGGCAGGACGGGCACAAAATCTCGATCTCCGTGGATGGCGGGGCTCCGGCATACAGCGCTGGGGTGATGGCTTCCGCAGTGCTGCATGCCACGACTGGGCGTGGTACCACGGCCGCAGGGGCGGACCAGTTTGATGGGTACGTCGGGGGTCTGGAGGTGTGGACGCGATGACGGCTGCGACGACCGATAAAAAGCGCCACGCGGTGGAGCACCATGACCTGCAGGGCGTGGAAACCGAGCTTGCCAAGCGCTGCAGGGTACAGCGCGAGACCGCCATGGCGATTTGGGCGATGGTGATCGCGACTGTCCTACTGGCGCTGTTGGTTTGCTGGCGGTGTGAGGCGCAGGAACTGGCGGTGGCCAGAGAGACTGCTGCGCCAGCGCCCACTAAGCCCAGCTCTAACCTCTCGCAGTACTGCGACGTTTACATTCGAGCCCCACTGCGGCCCAGGGCCAGCACCACGTTGTCCGATGGTCGAGTCATTGCTGAAACGCGCCCCGATTGGCCTGATTGGGACAAGGCGGTGGGGCTGCTCCCCGTTGAAGCGACCGAGTCCCAGGACCAGGGCGAGATCTCCGA